GGTTTAAAATTCTTTGTTAAGTTGTTGCTTGAATCTTCCGCGACTGGAAATTGGGATAAAGTAGAAACTTACATAGGTAGTTTTGAAAACGAAGATGCATGGTTATTTAATCTTCTTCCGCCCGCATTAAGAACACTTAATTCTTATGAAGGAACACACACACCTCGCTATCAGCCAGGGTGGTTATCATCTTTAATCTCTCTCTTCGTACAAGCTTTTGCTAATATATCACAGCGAGGATTTTTCAACGGTGTAAATTATCGTGATGGACAAGACATCGCATCTTCAAGTTTTGTAAACAAGTTAAGAATACCTTCGAATAACGTTGAGCTTAAAAACAATTACGCAAATGGCATAGTGCAAGAACCAGTGAATTCTTCTTTAAGAAAATTTGCAACTTTCACTAAAGTGTTGAATGGATTTACTGCAACTTCCGGATCACTTGGATCTGGTTTTAGTTTTGCGGGTTTCCCTTTATCGCAACCTATGCGAGCTGGTGATTCAATTAAAATAGGATACTCATTTACACGAGGATCTGGAACTAATAAAACTTACGTAGGTTTACTAAAAGGCGCTAACGACATAGGCAGATTTGGTGAAATTTCTATTAACACAAATTCTCCTTCAACATATTTTACAAGTAATACCAGTCTGCTGGTAAACGCGAGTGATGGTGTAAAAGAAATAACTTTAACAGCAATAGAAGACGGTTGTAGATTTGTTGGATTCTTGGTAAACAATACGGACGCAGCTAGTCAGCTAATTCAAATAACTGACTTTACTGTAATTACACCTCCTGGCGAATCGACTTATGATTATTATAGAAACTCTCGACAAATCGCTACGAGCGAGGTAGTACCAACAACTTCGCCTGTAGACCCTCCACAATCAAGAGCGGAGTATGTTTATAACAGCTATTTAGGAACTCCTACACGAAATCCAGACTTTTGGATTGATCCTCGCGAAATGAGAAGGACAGGATATTTAGAAAACGAAATTGGTAATTTTGTTCTTGACTTCGACGCAGCGCTTGCATCTACAGAATACAATAGAGCTGGATTATCAAATCCTCACAGTTCAATTATAACTGTTCCAGGCATAGAAGAATCAGGAGGAAACGAAAATGGTAATGAGAGAATAGAATTTTTTGGAAGAGGTGGACCATTGAGTGAAGGAGGTTATGATAATATCGTGCACTTAAACGTTACTGTTGTAGATGTAAATGAAGATATTAATTTTAGCGGTGATGAGAGTGGGATTGCTGTTAGTGGTAGCCAATTTCTTGCATTAAACCGAACATATACTAAAGTTTCTGATACTTTATGGACGAACACTGCGGGCTCTAGCAATAAAACATTAGCATTCAGTAATGTTTCAGGATTAACAACCTATGGACCAAGTGAAATAATTGATGGTCAAGAGTATGAAATTGTTACACTTGGAACTACTAATTGGACTACTTATGGTGCTGATGCTACTCCTGTATACGGTGAAATATTTACTGCAGCTAATTCTGTTAACAATGATATAACTACTGGTACAGTAAAACACCGACCAAAGGTTTGGCATCTTAACGATCTTTCTGGTCCTTACGTCCGATATGTAGATGCTAATGTTGACACTTACCACGAAAGCGGAGCGGCGAAAGGAAGTAATCGCCAAGGAGTAGTTGCTGCAGCAGATATAATTAATCTGAACTGGATCAATCATGCGACTGGTACAAGTGCAGATAATAAATTTGCAATAAACGGAAATCAGACATTTGATTTCAAATTCCACCAAGGAACTAAATATATATTTGATGTAAGTGATTCTAGTAATTCAGGTCACCCAATGAGATTTTCATTAACCAATTCAACAACCATGCTTGATAGCAAATACATAAGTACAAATGGAACAGAAGGATCTCATGGTTCAGATGGAACACCTGCAACTGTAACGTTAACAGCAAGATTTGACAATGGATTTGGCACAGACATATATATGTATTGTAAAAACCATGGAGAAGGCATGGGATCTTTATATAATCCTATTCTTGAACAAACTTAAATGAAAAAAGCTTTGGCGTATCATTATAAATAACTATAGAAAAACTAATTTTAAAGAGATAATTAATTATGGCAGCAATTATAACAGACGACTTTCGTAGAAATCAGGCTCGTTTATTGATAAACGACATTAAGGCATCAGTAGCTTTAAGTGCTCCAGACAGCGCGCTATTTCGTGATAACGCAAATTACCTAATCGGCTTAGGTAAAACGGATTCGTGGGGGAGTGATTCAGCCGGCAATTCAGAAACATCTAGCGCGTTTATCGTAGATGCTCCTATTGGAACAGAGATTGAAAAGAAAGATGTTATTGATAATCTATTTACACTAAAGGAATTGGCAGTTGATAGTTGTTATCATATGATTCCAAAAAATGGTTGGGTTACAGGTAGAAAATACAAAGTTTATAATCACGCAGATAACGATTGCTTTTATGCAACTGGAGATCAGTATCCATGTTATGTTACACACGACAGTAAAGTTTACCTTTGCTTAAGTAATCACTCTTCACAAAGTAATGGATCCGCGGCTGATGAAATCGTAGCTGCTTCTTCGTCTTCGCCAGATACAAACAACACTTCAGATTTTGGTATTACCACCGCGGCCGTTGGAGCTGACGGTTATGTATGGGCCCACGTACAAACACTTCCTACTTCAGGCACTATTGCTAAGCTTATTACGTCACAGTTCGTACCCATACAAGATAACACATATTCAGCAGACGCTGATTCAAATAGTGGAGGATTTTTATACGACATAGGTATTGTAAGTGGAGGATCAGGCTATAGCTCATCACCTACTGCAACAATTACTGCAATTAATGAAGATGGTGTAGAGATTACTGCGAATCTTCCTTTTTTGGAAGTAAAACAATCTGGTGGTGTTATAACATCGATCAATCTTCGTAGACCTGGAATAAGTGGAGCTTCCGGTACAGCAGCGAATGCAGGTTCTAGAGGATATTGGAATCACACTGTAGGAAATAGGTTTAAAGATATTCTAAGCGCTACAATAACTATTACCGATAGCACTGGAACTGGAGCAAAAGCCATTGCTTCAATCACACCTCAACGTGGATTAGGTAATAACGCCATTGAAGTATTACCAACTTGGTTTGTAGGTGTTACTGTAGACTTTGTAAATAATGAAAGTAATGATTCGCCAATTCTAGATTTTAGACAAGTTTCCTTAATGAAAAGTGCTACTGTAACAGATGGTAATACAACTGGAACACACACCGCTTTGAAAAGTATTACGTTAAGCGGTACAATTACTACTGCAAGTTTAGGGGCACTTACAGCAGGAACAGTTTTAAAACAAGGTAACTCGAAATTCTATTTTAACAGATACGATAGTACCACTAACAAGTTATTCTACCATCAGAATTCTGATGAAGAAGTAAATTATATAAAACCAATCGTCGGTACTACTGATGTAACTAGTTTAGATACTAGTACAACATACGCGACTGACGTCACTGCAGTAGGTGTAGGAGAATTCCGAAAGACCGAAACAGTAAATTCTCGAGAAGAGTATAATGGAGAAGTAATATTCCATGAGAATAGAACTCCATTTACTCGGGGTGGAACACAGACAGAAGAAGTTAAATTGATTATACAACTTTAAAAAAAGATAAGATTTAATTATGGCAATTACAACATATTCAAGTGCACCTTATAACGATGATTTTGCGTCAGCAGATAAAAACTATAGTCGAATACTTTTTAGACCAGGTCGTAGTTTACAGGTCAGAGAATTAAATCAATTACAATCCAATTTACAAGATCAAATAGATAAATTCGGTAGGCACGTTTTCAAAGATGGCGATCGTGTTTTAGATGGTTACACCACATACGATGAAAATATTCGAAGCGTACCGATTACATTTGCCGGTAACGCTTCATTAACAACCGCACAGCTCAATGCTTTAAAAGGAATTGAGATCTATAAGAATGGGGCCTCTACGCTTTCAGCTAAAATACTTGGTGCGGAATCGTTTATTGGCACTAATAATACTGTTTATTATAGGTTGTATTTAAAATACTTTGGTTCACAAGCCGCTTCTACTTCATCATTTTCGCAAGGCGATACGCTAAATTTAGGTGCATCCGTAAGTGCTGTTACACTTGGAACAAACACTACTGTTAGCACTGATGCTACGTTTGCAACTGTTGTTACCTCCGCCAATGCTTTAGAATCTCCTGGGTATTATGGAGGGTTCTTTCAAGACGAAGGTGTGTTTTTTATCAAAGGATCTTTTGTACATACTGATTCTCAATCGGTCTTCTATATAAAAAGTGGTGAAACAGTAAAGTTGACGGGTAATTGTGTATTTGATATTGTAGAATCCGTTGTTACTTCAAAGGTAGACACAACTCTTTTAGATAACTCTTCTGGCACACCGAACTTTAATGCTCCTGGTGCAGATAGATATAAGGTTGAATTGACGCTAAAGTTTGTTACTTCAGATACTACAGGTGTAAAAGAAAATCAACAGCGTATTAATTTACTTGAGATAGATCAAGATCAAGTTGTTAAACCTGTACGTACAGAATATTCCGAATTAGGAAAAGCTTTAGCGCAAAGAACTGCAGAAGAAAGCGGTTCATACGTGTTAAAACCATTTAAGATTGATGTTCGCGAATACCTAAATAACGAAGCAGGCAATAGAGGTAAGTATACAGACGATGAAATACTTAACAGTGGAGGTACACCTCTTATTACAGGCGTCTCGTCAACAGCAGAAGCTCAAACAGCAGGTGCAAAGAAATTTGTTGTAGGTGTCGAACCTTCAGTTGCATACGTTCAAGGCTACAGAGTTGAGCTTGAAGATAAGACCGAAGTAGTAGTAGAAAAGGGTAGAGAAGGCGCTGATGTAGCTACTTCTACTGGATATAAAATACAAGCAGTTAGACCTTCTCTATTTATTGAAGGTTGCATCAGCGATGGCCATACCGATGGTGTCGCAACGGCGGATATTCAAGCTCTTGACTTTTCACCTGATGACAAATATTACTTTTATGATAAGGCCACTGTCGCTCCTGTAGGCTGGTGCAGAATTCATTCAATAGAAGCTACAGGTGTTCTTAGCGTTGATTATTCAAATGCGAATAGCACTACAAATCCAGACGCGTCCCAGGCAATGGAGAGAATCTATATATATGACTTTCATCAAACTGGATTCACCGCTGCGGGTGAAAGCGGATTAAATGCCAGTGAAGTTTTAAGAAAAATGGAGTTTTTGAGTCTAAGACCTAATTCCACTGCACAAGCGGACTACGACGATGATAACAAATTTGGTTTAGAAAACCGTTCAGGATTTACTTTCATGGGTGATGGCGTCGAAGATAAAAGAACTACTTTAGTGTATGATTTGCCTGCAGATGGTGTTAATAGCGTAGATTCAACTACACTTAAATATGCTGTCCAAAAAACAATGGACGTTACTACAAGTTCCACAGTTGGCTCACAGGGACGAGTAACACACACTCTTTCAAGCGGCAAATTCTTTAGTACTAACGCTGAAGACTATACTATAATGTTATATGGCAAGGGCTGGGGGGCCGCCGCGGCCAATGGCGGTTCACCATATATTCATAACGTTGTAATTTCAAATGGCGGATTGACAATAACGGCTTTCGTTAGATTATCTGACGGGAAAGACATTACTGTCGCGATTCCCGGAACCCTTTTTGGCCCTGTTGAATCTTCAGGTGTAAAAATAAAGACTCAGACGACTGGCCAAACTACTACTACTACAAAGGCGCTCTATAAAGGTCAGCAGCTTCAATTAGGACATGTAGATGTTTACGCAATAGAATCTATTACACACGCCGGTAATCCTGCAGGTGCTTCAGTTGATATTAAATCAGACTTTATTTTAGACGATGGCCAAAGAGATTCTCACTACACATATGGAAATGCTTCTTATAAAGGTAATTTAAATTTAGCGGCGGGCACAGGTAATATTGTAATAACGTATTCGTACTATGCTCATACTGGAAGCGGAGCGTGTTTTACTAGAAATTCTTATACAAGTGATGGTACTACTTTAATAGCATTAGAAGCTGTTCCTACTTTTGGAGATGGAAAGTTGACAGACACTCTTGACTTTCGTCATAACATACTAGAAACTGGCGATGCTTCAAATATTTTTCCAAATACAATTATTAATGTTGACTTTGAGCATTTTCTTCCAAGACTCGACGCGGTAGTCTTAACACAACTAGGAGATGTAAAAGTAATTACCGGCGCTGCCGCCAAAAATCCAACACTACCAACAATTCCAAATGATTCTTTGCAATTGTACACTATCAATAAACCTGGTTACGTATATAATTTAAACGATTTAGACATTGAAGCTCATTCGCACGAAAGATACACGATGAAAGACATCGAAGGTATCGACGATCGAGTAAAACGTTTAGAGTACTATACCGCTTTAACTGATCTAGAAAGAGATGCATCAGAAAGAGATTTATCAGATCAGTTTGGAACGCGCCACAAGTCAGGTATTTTCACAGATGGATTTATAGGTCATGGCGCGGGAGATTCGACTAACTCAGCGTATAAAGTAGGAATTAACCGTGAAGAAAATTCAGCAAGGCCTTTGTATCTATCTGAAAATAGTAGATGGAGTTATATTAAGGACGGATCTACTACATTACAAAGTACAGCAACAGCTACTGTTACGGAGTGGAATGGAGAGACGATAGATTCTACTACAGTACATTCTGGAAAAAGAGCGAACGCAATCACCTTAGACTTTATTGAAAAAACAGTCGTTAACCAACCTTTCGCTAGCGAACACATGAGTGTAAATCCTTATGATGTTGCAACTTGGAGTGGAACACTTGAGGTTTCTCCTTCTAGCGATGAGTGGAAAGATACAACACACGTTCCTGATATTGTTCAAAACGTCGAAGGTAACAATGACGCTTTACTAAATCAAATCGCGAATAACCCTAACGTTCTTGGTACAGAGTGGAATGAATGGTCAACAAACTGGAGAGGCCGCAGATGGCGCAGACGCAGTTGGTGGAGAGGCAGAGGTAGAGGCCGAAACCGCCGTTGGAGCAGACGCCGCAGGTGGTGGACATCACGCGCTACTCAGGTAAGATCTGGCATTCAAACTGAACTTACCGCAAACTTTAGAAAAGAAGTTATAGATGAAGAAGTTTTAGATATAAGTTTTATCCCTTTTATTCGTTCTCGCAAAGTACATTTCCAAGCAAGATTGCTTAAACCTCATACCAAGTTCTATCTTTTCTTTGATGACGTTAACATAACAAGTTATGCGAAAGATGGTGTAAGCTTTACCACGTTCGGAGGAGGAGTTGCATCAAACGGTGGAACAGACGTTGTAAGATATGATGGTCAAACTAGTATCAGCGGTGCTGATGGAAGCATTGTCTCCGACGGTGCAGGTGATATTAATGGTTGGTTTGTAGTACCTAATAATGATATACTAAGATTTAGAACTGGAACACGCTCTGTTCGCTTAACTGATAGCGCGCTTAATAATAAAACATTAGAATTGTCCGCTGCTGAAACTTCTTATCACGCCAAAGGTGTATTAGAAACAAAACAACGTACAGTACTTTCAACAAGAGAACTTTCTCTTACAAGAACAAGAGTCTCAGATAGAAGAAACATCGTGGTTCGCCGAAGTAGAGTTTGGAGAGATCCGATATCCCAAACATTCATGATTGGTAACGAGTCGACTGGCCTATTTATATCTTCAATTGATATATTTTTCCAAGCAGTCGATCCAGAAATTCCAATCGAGTTAAGTATTGTTACTGTTGAAAATGGAATACCTACACAAAATACTGTTCCATTTTCAAAGGTGATTAAGAAAAATGGCGATACGGGTGTCGCGATTGATGCAGATACCGCGCAAGTTGCAACGAACTTTATGTTCGATACACCGATATATTTAGAAGCAGGTATAGAATATGCGGTATTACTAATTTCAAATAGTGCAAGATGGAGAACCTGGGTAGCAAGAATTGGAGGAACAAATAAAGTTCCTTCTGGAGTAAACGGTGAAAAGATTACAAAGAACGTAAATCTAGGTGTATTGCTTAAAAGCCAAAACGCTTCTACTTGGACTCCTGATCAAAATGCCGATTTAAAATTTAAATTGAATAGGGCTGACTTTAAATCAGATGCATCGCAAACAGCTTTATTCACTGGTGTATGTCCTGCAAGAGGTGATGTTACTTATATCGATGTGACTACGCCATCAAGTGGTTATCTTAATGGTCCTCCTGTAGTAACCATCGATGCTCCTGGTAGTGGAACCAATAACGCCACTGCAAAAGCGTATGTTTCTGAAGGCGGCGTGCTCGAGTATATTGAAGTTACAAATGGAGGAAGCGGTTATACTATAGCGGATGCGAATGCCGTAACTTTAAGTGCTCCTGAAGGAATAGCAATCACAACTGGACAAGTTGCATTTGCTGGCAATGGAATTATAAGTCTTTTTGGTACTATTACAGATATAACTACTGGCACGACCGCTGCAGGTGCTTCGGGGCAGCTCGATCCATTAGCGTTTTACAAAAAATCTGCGATCTCTAGAATAAAAAATGGACAAGCCTTTGTGTATAACAATGGTGGAGGCACGAGTATTGGAGGTATGGCTGATGGGTCTACGTATTATGCGAAATGTACATACGGCCATGGAGAAAGTGTAGCAGATGGTTTAGAGTTTAGTCATCAGTTCGCGATATACTCAAATGAAGAGTTAACTACTCGTGTAATTTTAACTGGAGCCGGTAACAATCTGCAAAGTATTACACCAACTGCTGCAGCGACTGCAACTGCAAAATTAAACACTTGGAAAGGCGCAACGTTCTTTAACATCATAGAAGAATTAAAACTTCCTGAAGCTTCTACAGAATATACGATGACAGTTAGAGGAGACGATGCGAGTACTGGTGGAGGAGTTAATGAAACATTAGCGTATCCAATTACTCCTAACGAAACGTTTTACTCAGATATTCAAGTAGAGCACGATTCTAGTAGTGGAAGTTCAGGAAGTTACTTAGATACTTTAAAACTAGAAAGTGTTCTTTCCACTACTGATTCGAAAATTAGTCCATTGATTGACTTAGATAGAATATCTTTAGTTTCATTTGACAATTTAGTAAATGCTTCTACAGAGTTTGAACATATTACAGATGAAGGTCAATCGTTATCTCGATATATTAGTAAACGTATTAAGCTCGATGCTTTAGCAGATGGCGTTAATATCATATTTGACTTAATGAAACCTGATGAATCTACTGATGTTAAAGTTTATGTCAAAATACGTGGTCCTCGTACAGAACAACAGAATCCAGTTGATCAGACTATAACAGGAACTGATTTAACAACTGGTGGTTGGGATCAACTTGGGTGGAAAGAGGTATCCAAAGATGGTGGAGAAGAAGCTCCGGTTTCTCAAGACTTTTCTTTTACAGAAGTCCAGTATTCTTCTCAATTCCAGGGTAATGATTTTAACGCTTCTGATTTAGCTGATGTTGATTACCAAACTATTAGCCAATACGCAGCAAACAATTTAATAACAGAAAGATTTAACGAAGTTGCGGTGAAGATTGTATTCACTTCAAGCAATCCTGCATTTGCTCCTGAAATTAAAAACTTACGAGTAATAACATCATTATAAAACTATGAGTACACCACAATACACAAAGGACGCAACTTCAGGAGCGTTAATATCAAATGGCAGAGGTGCGAGTGGTAGAGAAGCTATCAAGGCAAGTTACTTTAAACTAATAGCTGCTCAATCAGAAATTCAGACATTAAAAACAAAGGTTACAGCGCTAGAAGCTGCAGTAACTGCTTTGCAAAATGGATAAATATAATATATGAGCGATATACAAAATTTTAATGATTTCAATAACGTTACAGAGCCGACTGAGGCTGGAACTAATGCTGCTGGTGTTTTACTTAGCGATACATTCGAAAATTGGCGAGAAAAGACTAATGGTATTATAGCTGAGATCAACGTTTTGGCAACGCAGCTTAACACCCAAGTGGACGTTCCATTGAGTGGAATAGTTCAAGCATCTGGTAAAAAGCTTATAGGTAATGTAACAGGATCGACCGCGGATTTAGCAGAAATTAGTATTATTGCAGAGTCAGATAAAATCATTAGTAATGATAACGATACAACCATTCCTACATCAGCTGCTGTTCACGATTTTCAAGAAAAACGTTATATATCAGGGCGTGTTTCCTCAAGTGGTGTTGCTACTTCTCTCCATGGCATCTCTTCTGTCCGCGTGGGTACAGGGGCGTACAATATTACCGTCAACGGCAGTCACCAATTACCTGCTGGACAACGCTATACAGTTGTTGCACAACTAGCAATAGACTTGGCCCCGTATGGCGCCACTCAAAGCAGGATTAACAATCAATTCCAGATTCAACTTTTTCAGATAGATGATATTAGCGGTGATCCAGCATACAGAGCTGAAATATTTGAATTAGAATCTTACGAGGGCCACGGTGGTGGTAATGACGCCAACAGCGCCTCCTTTGTCAGTGTTAATCGCAGAGACTTTCCTTTTACTTTAATTGGTTTACCCGCCACTGATCAATAGCTGCGCGTAAAGTAATATAAATAATAATAATGGCAATAAATTATTATTTACGATGCGAAAAAGTTGGAGGAGGATTATGCTTCGTATCAACTATAGAAAAGTTACCACTAAGCGATAAATGTAAGTTGGTAGATATTGAAGATAAGACAACAAAGCTTTACATAAAATACGTAGATTGTTGTTTCATAAACAAAAAGGGTGAAGTATACTTTGACGCAGTCAAAGTGCTAAGTTTGCGTTTAGAGGAGTTTAAGAGAAATTTGGATAGAACATTATCTACGCTTAGAAAATTTTTAGTTGAAGCACACGCTTTAAATAATAACGATGTTGTTAAAGAAATTACTGAAGATATAAATGATTTAGTTAATTGTTTAAATCGTGATTTTTCTGCTATTGACAATATCGAGGATTTAGACAATCTTTCTATTCCTGAATTGGCGTTTGATCATTATACACACTATATGAATAAACTATACAATGTATAAGTCTTACGATATTGGCAAAAGAGGTGTTCCGCTCTTAGTAGATGGTGATTTACTAAAAACCAAATTTGAAAAGTTAGCAACTAAAGAATACTACAACGCGCTTTCTGCTAATGAAAGAGATGGCAAAATTGACCCGTATTCTGCTCTCGGTGATTCAGTAAAGATGCGGCCAATTCACAGCTCAGATCAAAAGGAAATAAGCAGATTACTAAAAAGGTGTTTTCCAAATATCACATTTAGATTGTCTGGCTTTTTCATATACGGACCTGGCGATTATATGAGTGAACATACAAACTCAAACGATCCAGGAAATACGATGTACATCACATACGCGACTGGCGAATCAAGTTTTTCATATCGGTTTGACCCTTCTGAAGAATTCGTTAAAACATCAGATATGAAAAACGATATCACCTTAAGAACATTTAGTCTTACAGGTGAAGGTCCTTTTACACACCACAAAGTTGATTGCGAAAGTGGATATAGGCTTTCAATCGGCATGAGATATGTTCAAATCAAATGAAGTATTTAGTGATCACTGCATTTTCAAAAATGGTGATATCGTAGGTTGGGTTGATGTTACTTCATTAATGTTTACGCTCCGCGCGTTAAACAAAATAGAATACCAGAAAAGTTATACTATTAAAGATACTACGTTGAAAAACGATGACTTTAAAAAAGCCACATTAGAGTACTACGAAAAACATGGTATATGCGATAGACCGATTGTTGTAACAACAAAAAACTTTTGTTTAGATGGCAGACACCGAGTGCACGCTAGTCGTTTGAAAGGCAAACTGCATATTAAAGCATATATAGTTCCTCATAATCTAATAGAAACTTTTTATAAAGAAATCACGCAAGTAGTAAATCGCAGGAGTATAAATAGATAACATGGCTACTTACTCAAATTTATACAT